CTGCGCGACGATCGGGCTGATACCCGCCGACTCTTCTTCGACTGGCTCCGGCTCTGGCTCTACGGACTCTGCGACAGCCGGCTCGGCATTGCCTACGGTGCCGCTCGCGTCTTCGTCGTCTTCCTCGCCAAGCTCAGGCAGGATCGGAAAAGCGACACAACGGCACTGGTAGTCTTCACCCGGGTTGTTCGTGTCGCCGTCATCGTTGGTGACCGGCGGATCACCGAAGTCGAATTCCTCGCCATCGAGGTCGTCATGCATCGACCGCACGCGTTCATCGCCGGCAGTTGTCCAGCGGTAGGTCGTGATCCCTGCCGCAGCCATCCGATCGCGCGTGATGCGCGCATTGAGCTTGCTCGTCTGGTCGCGGGCAATGAGCTCGGCGTGCCGGGTCGTGATGCCGAATCGAGCTTGAATGTCGCGAGCGAGTGTCTCATAGCGTCGTCCGGCTCCGTCAGCGAGTAGGCTCTCGAGCTTCGTTCGCTCTCTCTTGAGCATCGTACCGACGAGGCCGACGTTCTCCTTGCGCCAGGTCGGGATCTGCTTCGTGATCGCCGGCTCGAGCTTTACACTCGCGCGCCGGTCAAGTTTTACGCCGATGCGTCCGAGCTCGTTGGCGCCGTGACGGCTGACGTCTTGCCCAACCTTGTCGACGGCGCTACCGAACCAACCCGCGTTTGAGTCGCTGCTGTAGTCATGCAGCGAAACGTCGGTGTCGCTCTCCTTGGCGTCAGTTCGCTCGACGTCGGGCTTGGCGATCTGCTTCGCCTTGGCGAGCGCCTGCGGTCCGATCTTCGCCCACCACGCGGCGACGAGCTTCCGCATCAGCATGCGGTATCGGAGCTCGGCACCGTCGGGCGGGCGGACCGAACGGGCGTACCGGACAGCACGCGGCGGGACGCGCTGCTTCAGCTTTCGCCGAGGCTGGCGCGGGCGCCGACGAGCTGCGGGCATGGGTCAGGTTGCGGTGGGTTTCTCGGGTACCGGAACAGGGCTGATGTCGAAGTAGTAATCTTGGCCCGGTACGAGCTGGTCGATCGCAGGCGGGTTGTCGATCTGAAACTCCGCGTTCGCGAAGGGCGTCGCCTTCTGGAACTTCTGATCCTCGGTCAGCGTCGAGTCGTACACGGCCGAGAACTTCGCCGACTTCGTCGCGTAGGTCGGCGTGTGCTGGTTCGTGACGATCGATTGCAATCTCATCTTCGCGCGAATGCTCATGGTGTTTCCTTCGGTTGAGGCTCGGTCGGGTCGTCTTCCGCAGCGGGATCGCCAAATCCACCACCACCAGGCGCAGACGCAGCCGGCGGCTCTTGGTACGAGCCCTTGGCCACCTCTTCGAGGTCTACCTTGAGCTCGTCCTCACGCGCCTTGATGCTGTCGTCGCTGAGTTGGATCTCGGTCTCGAAACCCTCGGGACCCTGGAAGCGTGCAAGCGCGTGCTCTGCGGGTGTCACGCTGCCCATGTCGAACGCGATCTTATCGCCCTCGAGCAAGGTCTTCCGCGTCTGCGCTCGAGTGAGCGGCGGCTCGGTCCAAAGCGGCGGGAACTTCGTGGTGATTCGGTCAGCGGCTTTAGCGCCGCGACCCGAGAATTCCTTGGTCGACAGCAGCAGCTTGATGATGCGCCGGATCTTCGGCGCGAGCTTCAGCGTCTGCTGCGCCTTGATGCGGTCGTAGAACCACTGGAAGTCGCTTTGCCCGGTGGCGTTCATCCCGGCGGGCGACTGGCCCATCAGGATCGTGGCAGGGATCTGCGCGGCCGCGGCAAGCCGCAGCATGAAGCGGTCGAGCGTCTCAGGAATGCCCGTCATCGGGAATTGTTGACGGGTGAACGACTCCGCTGGATCGCCGCCGCTATCGGCAGACGTGCCCGCGTCGACGATCGTCGCGTTGATGACGCTGCGGCCGAAGTCGACCGCCTTGAGGCGCTTGAGCAGCGCGGCCTCGCCACCAGCCGCCAGCGTTTCCGCCAAGCCCGACATGGTGAACACGGCTTGGTTGCCGTCCTGCAGCAGCACGCTCGCGGCGTTCCAGCCGATGTTGAAGTCGCCGAGCACCTTGGCTGGGCGCTGCAGCACCGACAGGTCCCATCCCATGTTCTGCTGGCGTTCGCGAGCCGCCGTGGAAGCGCCGCCGAACAGCACGAGCCGCGACTCGTGCACGATCGACATCGGCATGTCGGTGTAAGCCGACGGCGAAAGTACGATGTACGTCTCTGCCTGGCCGAGCTTGGGGTTGCCCGGATCTCGGTACCAGGTCAGCGGCTGCAGGTAGCGGCGATCGAAGACGTAGAGGTACGACAGCGACTCGACGCGCTCGATGGCCAGTGGCGTTGCGGCAGACCTGCCGTCGTCAGCGCCGAGCAGGATGGCGCCGCCGCCGAAGAGGCGACCCCATCGAATGCCGTCGGCCAACTTGTCGTCGATGCCTAGCGCCTCAAGTTTTTCCGACACCAGCGCGTTCAGCGCCGGATCGCCCACGTCGACCGAGAACCCCTCGCGGAGCATCTCTTCCGGCACGATATCGATGATTCGCGCGGCGAGATCTTCACCGTGGTAGATCGCGCTCAGCTCCTCGACGTTCATCAACGCCGTCGGGGCGAAACGGTTGTAAGCCGTCTTGTCGCTCGACGTGCCGAAGCCCGTTACCGGGTTTTGCCATCCTCCGATGGGTTGGTCCCACGAGTCGAAGCGCGCGGCCGCGGGTGACTGCAGGTCGATGCTCGCATCGTCGACCACGCGCAGCTTTGAGCTCTGCAGCGCTGCCGCCATGCGATTCTTGCTGCGTGCCAATGGGGATTATCCGGTAAGTGCCTCCGTCATGCGTGAGGCGTGGAACAGCTGGTCGTGCAGCGCGGACAAGGCATCGACGTCGTCATCGTGCTCGTCGTCCACGCCGGTGAAGCGGGTGAGCACCTCGAGAAATTCAGAAAGCCAGGGGACGTCGAACACCTCGGGATCGGGCAGCAGCACGCGCCCAGCGTTCCAGCGAGCAGCGACGCCGATCGCGCGGACGAACTTGTCGCCGACGGCCGTCATCACCTTGAACGGATCGGCGCCGCCCTTGCGCAATTGCTTGCGGATGAACTGGGCCGCACCCTTCTCGGTGCCCGATGCGTACCAGCGCATCTTCCACCCGCGGTGCTTGGCCGCGAGCGCGTGCAGCGTCATCGCGAAGTCGGTGGCCTCACACTGCTTGCGGATGACGTTGGTGACGTAGAGATCGTCACCCGATGCGATCCCCTCGATGACGATCGACCAGTCGGCCGCCGTCTTCGCGGTGTAGGCGAGATCGAGGCCGAATGCGCCGGCGCGGAAGATGTTCGGGAGCTCGCGGTAGTAGCGGGCGCCGCGGGCGACCTGTTTAGCGTCCGCTTCAGTGAGGATCGTACCAGGTTCAGCGAAGACGTTCGCGCCCATCGGCACGGGCTCGCCCTGGTACATCGCAGACCACCAATAGATATTGGTGCGCTCTTCGTCGAAGAACTCGGGCGGCTTTTGCTCGGGCCAGAGCGATTCTCCGGACTTGCGCCTGAGCGGGTCCGATATGACGCGGCCTTCCGCATCCAGATCGCTCGCGTTGGCAGGTGTCGCGATCGCCTTGAGGTTGACGTACGTGAACCTCTGCTTCGCGATCAGGTAGCCACCCGGATCGTCGATGTGCCAACGGGTGCCCATCCCGATGAAGGACGTGCCCCTGTGGCGACGAGCTCGGGCTACCGCAATCCACCACTGCTCGAAGCGGCGGCGGATCTTCGGGGAGCGTGCTTCCTCGGCGTCCTTGACCGGGTCGTCGATGACGCACACGCCGTCGATCGGCGCACCCGTCAATCCGCCCTGGATCGATCCAAAGCGGACGGTCGTGCCGCCCTCGAGACGCATCAGGGCGAGGGTGCCCTTGACGCCGATTCCGGCCTCGAGACAGAGCTGTCGAAACTCTTCGGCTACCTCACGCGCGCGCTCGCGGCCGTAGGTAATGTAGGCGTGCCGGTAGCCGGGAAAGAACTTCGCCCAGTACAGGAACGCACGAAGCGTAAAAGCTGTTTTGCCGTGCTGGGGCGGCGCCGCAAACCAGTATCGGAAGACGGCGCCGATCGCCGCCTCGAGCACCTTGGCATACGGGGCAAAGTAGTCGAACCGGTCGAGCGCCGGCCACTCCTGAGCAACCCAATCGACGAGTCCCGGGCGAACGACCTCAGTGGACTGGACCGCCGCTTCGGCCTGCGCCTTGGCTGCTTCCGCCTGCGCCGCCTGCTGCGCCCGGTAGAGTTCGAGCTTCGCCTGAGCGATCGACCCGAGACGCGAGCGCGTTGAAGAGCTTCGCGGCTTGCTCTCCGCCAAGTACGCTTGCCGCAACATCTAGGAGATCCTCGAGCGCTTCGTCGACGGTGAATTCGACCTGCGCCTTGTATCCCCAACGCTTCGAGCCGCGGCGCTCGAGCAGCCATGCAGCAGCGCGCCAGTCGAGTTTTGCCTGCTGCCGTACGTGGACGACGAGCACGTCCTCCGCTTCGGATTCTGCCGCCTCGAGTTTGGCCAGGAACGCTGCGTAGGGCTCTCTGCCTTCGCCGCCCCATCGGATCCAGTTGTACATCGTTTGCCGGCTGATGCCGACTTGTGCGACGGCCATGTCTCGGAAGTTGCCGCGCCGGACGATCGTGCAGATCTTGTCGCCGATTGCGGTCGTGAATTTGGGTGCATGCGGCGGAGGAGCGCCAGGTGGTGCGGTGAGCGCGGGCACGTCCTCGAGGTCGATCTTTGGCGCCTTGGGTCCGTGGACGATGCGCTTTCGCTTCTTTTTGGCAGCCATGTCACAGCGCTCCGGAACCAGGCTCTATGCCCGCTGTCCGAGCGAAATCGCCCCAACGCTTGCGGATCACGTCGCAGTATGCTGGATCAAGTTCGATCAGCCGCGCGCGGCGCCCAGTGCGTGCGGCGGCGATGAGCGTGCTGCCCGATCCTCCGAACGGGTCGCCCACAAGGTCGTCGGGCTTGGAGCTGTTCTCGATGCATGCCTGGATCAGCTCCGGCGGCTTCATCGTGGGGTGCTCGGGCGAGGCCTTGGGGCGCGGGAACTCGAGCACGCTGTCGACGTCGCGGGCGCCGGACCAGTGGTGTGGGCCGCTGGGCTCCCAGCCGTAGAAGATCGGCTCGTGCCGATAGTGATAGTCCGATCGGCCAAGGACGAACTGGTCCTTTACCCAGATAAGTGTGTGCCGCCAAA